TAAGAACTTTCCATTGTTTCCTTCTTTTATCCAAGCATCAAACCAATGCTCAACACCATTGAGATTTATTGATCCTTTGTAATCAGAATGATTAGGCTGTTCTTTCTTTGTGTTTTTGCTTAATGTTGCTGTATTTGTTTTATCAAATGCCATTATTTATTTCCTTTAATTTAGAATACATCTCACTCACTTCACCGAGGAATTTTTCTACTTCTGCTTCCATCGCCTTAATGTATTCCTCATCTCTCTCAAGGCGCACTACAAACAACTGCAAATCTTCCGGCAAGCGTGGATCATAACTTACAAAATCACACCACTCACGGCCTGTTACTGCCATCTGGCATTGCATCTGCGGCACATACTTTGCAGGCGGTTTGCCACCCAATAAATACTTAATATGCGTTTTGCTGGCTGGGCATTTAATCTCCAACAAACCAGTTTCACCAACCAGTCCATCAGGGCTACATCCAAACCATTCTATCGTGGAATGATCTACAAAAGCAACCTGTTCTACAAATACATTGGCATGGGCCTCATAAGCGATCCTAGCCATTGGTTCGGTCTGCGTACCCCATTCCATTGCCGCATTGGTAAACGACTCTCCTGGGCTGTTTGTAAGCCTCTGGACTACCAATTCTGTGCGGTAATCTTCCCTCGTAGCGGCCTCGCCCGACTTTCCCTTAGCTAAGACATCCGTAATCCGACTAGCCGTTACTTTGCCCAGCCTAATTGCCAGCCATTCTGGCGATCCCTGTTCGATCATATATCTGCCTGTTGCATAGAGATTACCTTTAATTGACTAGCCAATGTTGCTACTTCTGCTGCCGCTATTGCTGCTTCTACATAATCTTCTTTTAGTTGATGGTTATAAAAACTTTTAAGCGTTTTCATAGCATCTAAGTAAACTTCTGAATAATCTTGGTTCATTCTTTATCTTCCAATGATTCGTTAATTGGCTGGGTTATAAATGGTACATCAGAAAGTTCGTTCATTTCCCACTTTCTAGCAAACTCAGCAGACATAGCATCTATCGCAGCGTTCCATCCCAGCGCAAAGTATTCCTGCGGATGGTAGAGAGATTGCTCTAACTTGTTAAACGCCTCTAGGCAATGTTTATTTATCATTTTCGCTTAAACCTTAAATTAACCACTTCCTTACTAAAAGCTGGCTCTACATCGTCTAGCGTTTTAGCGCACATTTTCCGAAAATCAGCCCACTTCTTAATGTACTGGGCCTGCTCACTTGCTGGCGTATATCCGTACATCTTCTTCCAGCGCAATGTAATGTCTGTTCCAGCCTTGGTATAAACATAATTATTGGTCATTTTTTCTTACCTTTATATTTTTGTTCTGCTGCTCTGTTTAAACACACTCCGCATCTCCACCGATTAACTGGCCCAGTCTTTACAAGTTTAAAATCACTAGCTGGTCTTTCCACCTGGCAACTAGTACAAAATTTCCTTTCCACCATCCCACCCTTCCTTTAAATATCCATATTCTGAAGCATCGCATACGGCTCTGGTATCGGAACACACATCGCACCGATCCACCCATATTCTGTACTGGTGGTCTTTTGGTCTGTGTATTCCCCACTTTGTTCCGCACTCTGAACATACATTATCCGGCTGCTGATTCGCTAGTTTCATTGAATTTAGCCTTCATTTCGTTATAAGCAGCTTGGATTGGATCAATCATGTTTTTATTGTCTGCATATTGCTTATATAATGTAGCGAAGGCAGTCCGCAACTTGGCAGGGCTATCACTTGCCTTAATTTTGGCAATACAGGCGTTTAGGCTTTCCTCTGCCTTTAGCGGCTCAGACGAATCCAGGGCATCGTGTTCTACAATCTCCATTGCCGTAACCCATAAATACCTGCGCTGATAGGTTTCTACAGCTCCGATGTTCTGGACTTCATGGCAGCCTTTCAAGGCCGCAGATCCCATTGGGCTAGTGATAACGATTTGACTCTTATCGTCTATATCAACAATGGTTAAAGTTGCGTACTCGGCTGTATAAGACACCACGCCACACAAGTTTAAGTTTCTAAATATATCTTGTATTGCTGGCAAAAAGTCACCTAGCTCAAAGTAGCGATACCCAGCAAACTTGTTATGGCCCGACTTGCTAAGTTCGGTGTTTTGCAAGCTAATTCTTGCCTCGTTTAATTTTGAATATACTGACATGGTTTTCCCCTTCACTTGGTTAAAAAATATTCTGCATGACTTTCTTGGTACTCAAAGGACAGGTAGTATAACTTCCTGCCTAACTTCTCCCAATCTTTCTTTTCAATGCAATCACGCAAGAAAGCCTGTAGCTCAGAATCGTTGCAACTCTGTTGCAAAGCCTCGCCCCACTTAAATATATCGGATGGGTCGTACTCAGGATCGGTCTTGACGGCATCGTAGATGCGCTCTTGCAACTCAATTGAGTAGTTGTCATCTGCTGGCTCGTAGTAGTTGTCATTGTTGTAGGTCATAGAACACCTACACGGAAGCCATAAACTACGGCTACAAAAAATACGATGACTGCTCCAAAGATACCGCCTAAAATAATGTCTTTCATAATTACTCCTTCACGAGTGGTTAATCTGTACTGCATGAATCCATACTAATCTACAAATGTAGAGATTTGCAACTAATTTAGACTAGGACAAACCCTAATGTCGCTTTTTTGCACTATGTTGCGTTTTTGCAAAGGTGTAGAATAAAAGTCTACATAGGAGAAACCATGACCGCATTTGAAAAACTAATGGCTGAATTTGGCTCAATCAAGAATCTATGCCAAATCTTAGATGTTAAGTATGTAACGGCCTATGCCTGGAAGATGCGTAACGGCATACCGGCTAAATGGCATCAAAAGATCATAGAAGCCTCGGAAGGCCGCATTACCGAGCAAGACCTTGGCTAGGAATGTCTAGCAAAGTCCTTGTGCAGCCTTATTCTTGCCTCTTTTGCGGCATTTATAGCGTCATCAAGGTCTTTGTAAACGCCAATATGTATTGGTTTGTAATGAACGGTAAAACGAACAGACCATTTTTTGATTCGTTCATCCCATCTAACATTTTTTATTCCAGAAGCGCTATTTTTTCTTAACTTTGCATTACAAACATTTTGTTGGTTGGTGGCGGCCCTTAGGTTGTTTAACTGGTTGTTTGTTCTGTTGCCGTCTATGTGGTCAATGTACTTGGGCAAATATTTGTGTTGCATCCAGTATATAAGCCTATGAACTAAATAGACCTTATTGTGCAGATTTACTACTACATAGCCAGCAACATTGACTGTGCCGACTTTTTTATGTATTTGTACATTTTTTTGGGTTGTCTTTTTTCTGTACAGATTTCCGTCAGAATAGTAAAACAACTCATTCAGTAGCTCTAGCGTTAGTGTAGAATCTTTTTTAGCCATTGTTGTATCCCTTTGCAATGATGGTTAGAGCCAGTTTAGAACTGCAATTCTTTGCTGGCTCGTCAATTATAACGGATTTTTATGGCATCTCAAAATCAAAGAACTATTGCATTATTGAAGTCCAGAGGCTATATGTGCGATGTAGTGGAAAGCTATTGTGCTTTCACCAGGCGCAAGAAAGACCTATTTCATATATTCGATATATTGGCTGTAGGGAACGGGGAAACGGTAGGTGTCCAGATCACTAGCAAATCCAATATGAGCAGTAGGGTTAAAAAGATTAGCGAGTCGGAATACCTGCCGGAACTTATACGCAGCAAGTGGCGCATCCTTGTTCTAGGTTGGTACAAGCAACCTAACGGCAGATGGGCTTGCAAGGAAGTGGAGTTGTAGGGTATAGTTGTGTTTCCTGTGTTGGGGGCTCTACCGACATACTAGCGATACAGGAGTTGTGCAGCGCACTAGGGGTAAAGGATGAAACAGCGCATAAACAGGTGGCGAAGCTAGATCCTGTTTCCTTGAAAGTCTGGCGGGTTCTGTGGCTCCAGTAAGCAGATGAAGGCGAATCTAGGTAGGCTAGGTTCGTTCACCAGAAAGCAGTAATCTTTAATACTACTAAGTCTTATTAAAGAATTGTTACTTATGTATCTCATTAGATACAAAAAGTCGGATAATGTGCAAAATATGCTACATTTCCCGATCACGCACTTTTCTTTACATTAGCTTACTTTTTCTTATATTCTTCCCAATCAGGAAACTTTTTTTACACGCTAACCTGTGCTGGGTTGATGTGCATAAAAACCACTTAAGTGCATGAATTGTAAATAAAAAACCATGCAAAAATAGGACATGGTTGTCCGAAATATGTATAAAAATTTAAGAAATGTATATACATTGTCTATACAAAAATACTTCTTGCTTAAATGTAGATTTGTAGATTAGTATTTAATTTATGAAAAGAATACGAGTATCTACAGATGGTTTATGCGCTCAAGCCACATTTTGCTTTCCTTCCTGGGCTGGCAAAGACCTACGAAAAAAATGGCTCTTAGACCGCACCCTACTTAGAGGGGTTTTAAACGAAGGTGAGATTATTCTTACTCCAGTTCAAATCCTGACAGACCCAAAAAACAAAACGCTAATGATGGACAGCGTTACTGGCAGCCTATATCGGGATGACGGATCTTGCTATACATCGGACAAATTAAAGTTAATCGGTATTCGTGCAGAAAACGACTTAGACAAAATCTTGTTAAGCATGAAGGCCATAAAAGCATTAGGAGGAGCAAGTGCCAATTGAGTTTATTCCGTTTGCTGGAGAAGTAGAGATCGGCAAAACCGCTATGGAATTAGCGGATGAGTTAGAGAGCGCATTGCAGTTTAGTAATGCTATTTATGCGTTAGTAGAGGCAGCAGAGATGCTAAGAGCGCAAGAGCTAAAAATCCGTGAGATGCAGATGCGGATAGATAGTCTTACCGTTTACACAAACTATGGGGCGCACTAATTGAAAACCCTTAAATGGTCGGGTACTTTGCTTTGCTTGCTAGGCATATTGCTGACCGCATTAAACATCTACCCAGCTAACATCCTTATAGGTTTTATAGGCTCTGGGCTTTGGGCTGCGGCTGGGTACGCTCAAGACGATATGCCATTGTTTACAGTAGAGATCGTAGCAGTTGCTTTTTACTTTGCAGGCATTGTATTATTTGTAACTACTCAATTATCTAAGTGGGGGCTTATATGAGTTTTGATGAGTTGTGGGGGATGTATCCTAGGAAGGTAGCAAAGAGAGTGGCGCAAAAGAGTTTCGAGCGCCTTACGCAAACAGAGCAGGCATTAGCAATAGCTGTAATGCCAAACCATATTACTTATTGGAAAACCCAAGATACGCAACTTGCGTACATACCGCACTTAGCTACTTGGCTAAACCAGTATCGGTTTGAGGATGAGATCGTAATAGAAGCGCCTAAAGCAAACAAACGACCAGAGTTGCCTTGGTATAGCTCGGAAGAATTAACAATGAAAAAAGCACAAGAGATAGGAGTGCAGGCGTATGCCGGAGAAGGATGGCAGCAATGGAGAGCTAGGATTAGCAATAAGATTAAGCAACTAGAGGAGCAGGCGTGAATGAGCTGGCTCTTTTCGCAGGCGCTGGTGGAGGCATACTTGGGGGACATCTCCTTGGATGGAGAACAGTCTGTGCAGTCGAATGGGAAGCCTACCCAGCAAGCGTATTGTGCGCTAGACAAAATGACGGACTTTTGCCAAATTTCCCAATTTGGGATGATGTACAAACCTTTGACGGAAAGCCGTGGCGAGGAATTGTTGATGTCGTATCTGGGGGATTTCCATGCCAGGACATCAGCTCAGCCGGAAGGGGGGGGGAATTACTGGAAGCCGAAGTTCAATGTGGAAAGAGATGGCAAGAATTATTGGCGAAGTACGACCCAAGTACGCATTTATTGAAAACAGCCCAATGCTCACTATTCGGGGACTTGAATCAGTCCTTGCAGATTTGGCCTCGATGGGGTTCGATGCGGAATGGGGAGTGCTGGGAGCAGATTTCATTGGACTCCCACATAGGAGAGAACGAATTTGGGTGCTGGCTGCCGACCCCTGTAACAAGTATGTGGAGAGGGGCTGCAAGCAAAAGATATTGGGGAAGCCCAGATTACAGGGCATCATTTACGACAGAGTGGATAAGAACGAACAAGGATTGCGCTCAATATTATCATCCGGATTATGTAGAACTTTTAATGGACTTCCCGGACAAGTGGACAGAATTAAAGCCATTGGAAACGCACAAGTTCCTAGAGTGGCAGCAGTAGCATGGACTTTATTAAAAGAAAGGTTAGATGGACACGAGCAGCGAGGAATGGAGAAACATCTGTGAGGCTAAAGATTTACTTACTTGGCCTTTAGCAAAAAGACGGAAACAACTAGCTTTAGTATTAGAAAAGCGTGGTGAGGTTGGGTACTACAAACTAACAGAGGAAATGACAAGGCAATGGACAGAAAAACAGACGAGGCACTTGAATCAGCCCAATTTATCTTTGACAACTCCGACCAGTACGCAAAAGCGTACTCAAGGCGAATTGCTTTAGAGCATCACATAAAAGCAGAAAAAAGCGTACAAATGATTGCATCTAGCCAGCCTAGCATTTCCGGCAAGGAGATGGAGGCACAGGCCAGCGACTCTTTTAGGCAAAAGATAGATGAGTTAGAAGCTGCGGCTTACAATGAAAAAAAACTCTATAACCAAATCAAAGCAAAAGAGTTAATGATAGAAATATATAGAACAGAAAGTGCTAATAATCGTATTCTTGATCGTGCCGTAAGATGAACGATCTACCATTCTATATTGGCATTTTTATTATTCTTTGCGTTTTCTTATCAATTTGGCTTGGGATGAAATGACAAAAGATGAAAAGAACACATTGGCTGCGACTGCAAGACTCGGATGTATTCTTTGCTCCGAAGTCCTTGGGATTGAAGGCTCTGAAGCAGAACTCCATCATGTGCGGAGGTTTGGAGCTAAACGGTCTGCATCCCCTGTGCTGCCGCTATGCCCAGAACACCATCGTGGAAATACCGGTGTTCACGGATTGGGTGCAAAAGGTTTTGAGTCTAAATGGGGCATTACCTTCACGCAGCTCTTGGAGTCGGTCAGCAAAAAATTGGGAAATAGAACTTAGAGTTCCAAGGGATCTAGACCGAGTTCTGTAGCAACCAGCTTACAGCGATCCCTAAATGCTTTTCCATGATGTAGCCATCTATCGCCCTTCTGTCGATGAAAACTCATGTGAATCATCTCATGGCATAGCGTAGTAATTACGGTGTAGTAATGACCACATCTTGCGGATGACACAGTAACGGTATGCTCAAAGTCCTCGCCTGTATCGTATAGGTAAGTTCCCATGATTTCAGCATCAGCAGTAACTACGAAATCAACTTCCTCTGGTAACGGCATTTTCCAACGGCTGTACGGATAGCAACACGCTAAAGAAGCGTATAGATTGCTAAGTACGGCTGGAGTAAGTTTCATGCCATCATGCGCTAAACTTTGTGCAAAGCGCCACGAAAATCTACTAAATCTTCTCCGGCTACTCTAACAATCTCAGGCTGCAACATCTTGCTGTGTTCAAAACTTAGCATTACAAAGCCCTGCCCCCAATCTTTAGGCGTATCTTCTGTGTACGCAAACTGCTGAGAGTGCGGATCAGCTAATGTCCCAGTTTGAACGCCCCAGCGAGTACCGTTATAGTCTGCTACTGGGATGGCTGAAAGCACATGGGTATGGCCTGTAATCATATTAACGCCTGAGTTCATGGCATTATTCCTGCCGCCAGTCCAGCCGCCTTTCCAGCGATGCTTAATGCAGGTATCCTCGTTAATCCAAAACGACCAGCAAGGCTGCCACAATGGAAAATACTCTTTTAGGGTAGTGCCTCGTACACCTTCAAACGCAGGCAAGTTAGCGACTATTGACATCTCAAGGCGTTGATCGTGATTGCCAAGAGGCCAAAACATCTTAGCCCCTTTTGCTACTTTCTCAATCTGACCTAAGTAGTGTTGGCAAGCCTCTAGCTCCTCTGCAACTGTAGGCAGCTTAGACCAGTCTGCTCTAGGAAAGCGGCTGATATTAGCGCCATCTAACGCATCGCCATTACAGACAATAGCCGTAGGTTTATATTCCTTTATCATTTCAAGCAAGGCTTTATATGCGGTGGTGGTTTCGTCAGGCCAAAAGTGAGCATCGCTAAATACGATGACCCTGCCCTTTTCTATATCCATGCCCCTGCGAGTATGACCAGGCGTTTGCTCTGCTTTCTTAAAATAGGCTGGATTGTCGCTTGCAAAAGTATCAAGGATTATTCCGTATTTGTTCTCTAATGTACGCCTACGAGCCATTACATTA